CGAGATTACGTACGGTGACTGGAGTTCAGACGTGTGCTCTTCCGATCTACGAGTTCACTAATTTACAAATTGTTACCCGCGCAGAACATAGGCGCCTTCATAATTTAATGAAGGCGCCGACAAGAGATATTCTTACGGGTCGCTTTATAAAAACAAAAGGAAGTGATAAAATGCAAATTAAATTCAAAAGAACACACCCGGACGCAAAAACGCCATACCACGGAACCAAAAGTGCCGCCGGGTATGATTTGTACGCTGTAAGCGTCGAAGAGTTACCACATAACGTTATCAAGTATCATACGGGCATAGCTGTAGAAATACCAGAAGGGTATGTTGGTTTAATTTTTCCTCGTAGCAGCATAATAAAACAAGGTTTATCTATGTCAAACGCTGTTGGTGTCATCGACTCTGATTTTAGGAACGAAATGTCAGCCGTATTTTATAAAAACTCTGACAGCGAGGTATACAAGCCGGGCGACCGAGTTTGTCAGCTGGTTATCATGCCTATTCCTGCTATCGAGTTTATAGAAGTGGACGAGCTTTCAGAGACCGACAGGGGAGCTGGCGGCTTCGGAAGTACCGGAGTGAGGTAAGTATGACTAATTTGGACAAAATGCGTACAATGTCCCCGGAAGAGCTGGGGACATTTTTGTCAAACCTAGTAACTATAGAGGATTGTTTTGAATGCCCTATACGCGATGTTTGCAATGAATGTATGGTAAACCCCAACAACGAGGCATTTCACACATGCGAACTGTCGTTTTATCACTGGCTGCAACGGGAGTATAAGCCGGGATACTTTGAAAACCAATAGGAGAGTAGCGCCATGATTACCGCAGAAAGCAAAGCAAAGTTATTTGAAAAAACCTACGACGCCTATTTGTTAGCGCAATCTGTGACGCGCGTCTATGGCGTTGAAAGCCCCCCCGGTCAAAGCGCAATGAAAAAGCTGCGCGCAGAGATGAAAGCCTGTAGTGACAGGGACTTGCTGGAAGAATACTTAGACTATCAGGACCGGGAGAATAAGCGAATAGAATCTATCTGGGGGGAGTGGTAAGCTTGCGTAACTATGATTACAAAGAACAGATACAACGCCGGAAAGAACTTCAAAAAATGGACTTTATATCAGGTGTGTAGGCTGGGCGATTGATTAGGCACTTTCTTAATACGTTCGAGCCTGACATAACCGTGAATCGCTTTAGAAAGCGCTGTAAGGAGCTACAAAAAGACCTTCGAGAAGATGTACCGCACAAGGTACTATATAGCAGCAGGGGTACACGGTATTACTGGTTACAGGAAAACGTGCTATCCTTTCTGCGTAACCGAATTAATGTAAAATCGATTGATAAGTGAAAATGACATAAATAAAACGCCTCGAATTCGAGGCGTTTTATTATTTCTTTATTTCTTCCGACCCAATGGCCGACCTATACCCGGTTGGCGGCAGTCATTACAGTATGTATACATTCGCTTCCCGTCCGGTCCTTGGCGGCGATTAGAAACAGACCAGCCAGAATCACGGGCAAAGGTTATCAGTTTTCCCATAGTCGTGAATTTTGTTTTCAATAATTTACCACAATTCTCGCAAACGCAACCAGCTATAAACACTTAAATCACTCCTTATTTGTTGGATAATTCTTTATTGCGGCAAGACATGCAAAGTGCCTTACCTGTCTTTTCTACTGATATCCTGCGCACAGTTTGCGATATCTCGACGCCACAATTTAAGCACATATACGGACTAGGCGCGCTTCTGACATTTACAGCGCCAGAATTGCCATTAGAAGGCTGCGTAACCTGCCGCGCTTGTGATTGCCCTTGCTGGGACGGTTGAGCGCTCCTAGAAGCGCCCTGTGCGTTCTGTGTAGGTTTTTGAGTATATTGTACGGGTGCCTGCGCGGCTTCCGGGTGCTGCTGGAGATAAGACGCTTTTAAACTGGCCGGATAGAAGAAACGGCCGTAGCCGTTGGCGTCCAAAATAACCAGTTCTGTAATCTCTCTATCATCGTTATAGGCGATATGCCCAACGTGGAAGCTTACCCCAAAAGCGATTTTGATTTTTTTACCGTCTATAGACGCTTCGTTCTTGGCCAAGTTAAATGTGATATTCGGCGCTGTATAAAGTTCGCGACCAGAACCCCAATTTACAGCGGCCCTTTTAAAGCAGTCAGATGCACGGCCTTTTTCTGCCTGATAGTTGGACGCTACACCTACGTCTTCTTTGCAGACCCAACATTTTTTGTCGTGGTCCCATACCTCAATCGAACAGAAAAGCTCGTTGTTTATCAGCGTGTGTTTGCGCTGCCAGTTCATCGGCCCGAACATTGCGTCAAGGTACTTCATATCAACACGGGCGTTTTTATAAAGCAGCAGCCGACATTTGACGTATGAGCTGTTGTTATAGTTCATCTCCCGCAAGTCGTCGATACGTACATCTATATCGCTGGCTTTCAACAGCGGGAACTTGATTTCATCAGTCATAACAATCACCTACCCTTTATTTGATATTTTAAGTTCGATACCGTGATGATAGTAAGCCTCTTTAATCGCCATTGCGTAAACGTCTGGCGGTGGGGAATCCTGCCCCGCTATGCCGTATTCTTCACACAGCTGACGGAATGTGCAGCCTATCTTTTCATTCATCACAAGCGCAACAAACTTTTGGAGCGAGTTTACAACGTAGACTTCATTAGGTCCGTAAGGCTTTTTGTTTTTGTCCATGTGTCGAAGACATACTAACATCAGAACACCCCCAACACTAGAATCAATACAAACAGCCAGAATTCAGGTTCATATACACGCCTTGGATTTAATATGAAAAACACTACATCGGCCAAAGCGTCAATCACACGCCAGAACGGCCGAGCGATAAAACTATCATAGGCCACGCACAACAAGCCTATCCATATCCATTTTTTACTTACTTTATTCAAATTATTCACCTGCCTTTGATATGATTATACAACTTTAGTACCAAATAATCAAGAGGGGGTATAAAATAAATTTTAAAATATAACCCCGACCGACAAGCAGCCGAGGTCATACCGGAGGAAGAATGAAAAAATGAAGGGAGAGAGGCAGACAAGTTAGCTACCGTTATTAATATAACACATAAAAAGAAAAGCGCCATTCTCCGAGTACGAACCAGAGATGGCGCTTTCCCCGTCTGGAACACCGCTTTATACTACCCTTGTTCTGGGTCCCTGTATCAAAGCGCAGACTAATTGAAGAACGATATATTTATTAGGAGTTGCACAAGTAAAGTTTAAACCCAAACCGGGACTGTGTCAACATAATTTTTTCGTACATGAGAAAAGCAGCGAAAAAACGCGAAAAACGGAGTAAAACAGAGATTAGCGGAGATTTTGGGAGCTGGGGGGGAAGAGATGCGCTAAAATTTAAGATTGACGCTTCCGCCGGAAGCGACTATAATCAAAGAAGGCAAAAAAAATAGAAGCCGTTTTAAAATGCTCGCTAGACATTTAAAACTTCAAACCGTTTAAAACTTCAAACTGTGACTTCAAACTGTGACTTCAAACTGTGACTTCATAAGGCCAGTGTATACCGGTTTATGACTTCTACAACTATCTGAATCATGGAGCCTACTTTAGTTTTACCCAAAACAGGGCCGGTTTTGGCTTCTGTAACTATTCTATCAATACCAACATATATTGTCAACATTCATCTAAAAGAAAATGGCGACTTTATCTAAAACTAAATAACAGAAACCGCTTAACAGCGACTAGGCGTACACAGACCTAGTATAAAAAACTGTTGGTCCTGCAATGTGCCAAGTATATAAAATCGTTGCCCCGCATGTATGAGCGCAGATATAAGTACATGTGCTGTATAGGTTATGATAAAGGGCCTATACAGGCGAGACGGCAAAGGCCTATCGTGGTACCGTGTGCAGCGGTTAGGGAGCCATACCCTATAAAATGCACGGCTGGCGGCTACGGGTGCGAAAGCACGGGGGAAAAGCACAGAGCTAGGACGTAGAGGTGTGATGATGTGCAGTATTTGCCAAAACCTATACAGCGACGGCGGGGACTACCGTCTTTACTTTATAGAAAATCCCTTATTTACGCGATTAAGACATACTATATACTTGTCTTTTTCGTGGTAAGGGGTTTCTATGCCTACCAGCTCAAACAGGGACATCAAAAACCATCAAAGCCTGTGGACAAATGCACTATAGTATATTAATATATACTTATGTAGATACACGCAAGGAGAGTGCAAAAGATGAATCAAGAGAGAAAATATGAAGATACTTTCAAAGTCCTGCCCAAATGGACAGCAGGCAGAAAGTTACTACTAAAGAAGCTGGAAGCAGCTACACCGCTTAATCGTTTTATCATTAAGAAGATTTACAGCGAATACAGCAAAAAAGGTATCTGGCCTGCTGAACTTGCACGACGTTCCGGTATAAGATATGGTACACTGTCCAAGTTTGAAGTAGGTAGAACAGAAACCTTGTCGATGAAAAACATCGCTAAAGTTGCTAGTGGCTTAGGAATGACCGTTTCAGAGTTTTTCGAGGGGCTGGAAGACGAGCCGGGATATAGTGAATATATCGACAGGGAGAAAAATTCAAAATAAAAGTGTTGACAATGTATATAGGGGGGTATATAATATAGACAAAGAAAGGGGGGAACAATAGACGAGACCCAACAAAAGAATAATAATACAGAAGGTACGAAAAATATTAAGCTGTGATATAGCGGCTGCTATATTTATCCTGTATGGAATATGGCTTGTATATTTATTAGTAAGGTGGATTGAATGAAGAAAAAAGAGATGTTTTTGTTAGCTTGTCTGGCTATCGTCATGCTGGCAGCAGCCGCAGCTGTTATCTCCTTTGGGTGGAGCTACGGCGGGGCATTGGCAGAAGCCATTGTTGAGCGCGATATATGGCGTTCAGGTATGATTGTGAGGTGATTTAGTTGCCAATGATAAAACAGTATGACTACGTAAACGCTTACTGCGTGAGCGTGGCCAACCGTGAAGACCTAGAAAGTGTAGTAACATTCGCTTACAACTATAGTGAAGCCAGAGCATTAGCGAAAAAGTTTTTTAAAGAGCGTGACAAAAGTGTAGGATATTCGCTTCTACGAGCGCAAAAAATAATCGGTGACGTTCCGAAAGACCTCAACGGCAAGTTGTGCGCCAGTAAGACAGATGAAGGATATTCGCTTTTAGAAAAAAACGGTTACGCTTTTGAGTGATTAGTTAGGGGGTCAGGGAATGAAGGTATTGGATAATTTAAGAGAGACATTGGGCTATGGTGGCGTTAAACTTCCAACGCTCAAGGAAGTAAAGCCGCAACATCCGCTTGGCAAGTTTAGCGACTATGAAGACGCTTTAGACGAACTTTGCGTAAATGCTTTGGCAAAGCTTACGCCGGAGCAGCGGGAAATCATCTTCCGGCGTTGCAGCCGTAATATTAGAAGCTGGGAAAAGATGAAACACTTACATGCTTTTTTCGGAGTTGGCGGCTTTCACAGGTTTTACATTAAAGACTATGTTGGCGGCGCTGCAATGCTGCTTACCGGTGGCGGCTTATTAATCTGGTGGATAATTGACAGGTTTAAGATGAAAAAGAAACTCCAAGAATACAATTCAGACATTGTTATTCAAGCGTTGGACGACAAAGGTTATATCTAAAAATTGAAAGAGGTGTAGGCTTGTGATTATTACAAGAGAAAATATCAAGGAAGAAGCTTCAAATTTAAACGATGAAATTTTAAATTTAGAGAAAAAATATGGGGTCAACATTATTGCACTGGCACAAGTTGAAAGTTTGGACACAGAAGAAGCAAGTAACTATTTAGTCATGGCTAACCGGGTAAGTCTCAACAGGTGTGTTAATAGCGTTGTTCAATTAGTGTGTTCGGCACAGGAAGGCTTTGGCATTAAACCAGAGATGTTTTTTGCAGAAGCAATCAAAAGAACAGTAGGTAATGAAAGGGTTTTTTATGATGCAGATGAAGAAGTCCCCCCCGAAAATGCGGGTGAGACTTTTAAGAAAATGTTGATAAAAGAGGTCGTAGAAAATGAGCATTGACGAGGCCAGACGGGAAGCGATAATCAATAAGCTTAAAGAGCTTGAAGAATTTTTAGAACCAGAAGGCGCGCATTTTGTTCTACATCTCTTTACTAGCAGAGACGTTACAGAAGAAAGCTACAGCCTGTATAACAACTGTAGCTTGAAAATTCTGGCCATGTCTCAAGCGAGAATTGAAAACTATATCGAACAGCTTGGCAAGATATCGCTAAAACACCATAAAGAAAACGTGGAGCTTATGAAGCTTGTGGATAAATTAATCGAAAGCATACAATCTGGCAAAGAACTGTCCACAGAGCTAGAGGGCGACATGATAGAACTATTGAAGGCTTTAAAGGCCGAACGAAACGACGCAGGCAGCAAGAAAAATTTATAGGGATACCAACGCAAGTATCAACATACTGAATAAAGGACTGCAAATGCAGTCAGCATAGTAAACATAAAACAATAGAACATATGAACTGCACCGTAGGGCATACGGGAACAGTATAATCTAGCTTGTAGACACTGTGTAAGACATTGAGATACCGAATGGTATCAGCCAATGCAGTAGTGGTTGAAGCAAGAATCCCCCTGCTTTAGCTGTGGGGAGTGTCAAGCTAAATCGTCAAGGAAACGCAAGTCGGGAGTAATCGTGCAATTCAACAAAAAACATGGTAGACCAAGTTCCGAACATCCATTGGAAGTTATTATACCTAGAATAACAGTAATACCGGGTTGGATAAGCTGGTAATTTAAAGGAGTGTGCGTTGGGGTAGGTATGGAGATTGATATGAAACTAATGAGCTTATTTGATGGCAGTGGAGGATTTCCTTTAGCAGCAAGCTTGTGCGGGATAGAGCCTGTTTATGCGGCAGAGGTTGAGCCATACCCGATAGCTGTTACTAAAAATCGTTTCCCAAAAATGAAACATTTGGGAGATGTTAGCAAAGTTAAGGGCGGAGAAATAGAGCCTGTAGATATAATCACATTCGGCAGTCCTTGCCAAGATATGTCGATAGCGGGAAAAAGAGCAGGGTTGAAACACGCTGATATGGGCGATGATGAAACAACAAGAAGCGGTTTATTCTTAGAAGCAATCAGAATTATCAAAGAAATGAGGGAAGCAACAAATGGAGTTTATCCAAGATACGCTATTTGGGAAAACGTTCCCGGAGCCTTTAGCAGTAACCGAGGAGAAGATTTTAGAACCGTCCTTGAAGAATTTATTAGAGTCAAAGAAAAGGACGCCGTTATGCCTGCGGTTCCACAAGCTGGCTGGGCATATGCAGATTGTATCAGTGGAGACGGATGGAGCATTGCATACCGAGTTTTTGACGCGCAATATTGGGGAGTCCCCCAGCGCCGCCGTAGAATCTACCTTGTCGCAGATTTTAGAGGCGAATGTGCCCAAGAAATACTATTTAAGCGCGAAAGCCTGCGAGGGTATTTTGAGGCGGGCAGAACGCCGTGGCAAGGAATTGTCGCCGATGCTCAAAACTGCGTTGGAACAGCAATCGGCGGAGTAGATAGGTATAATCAATCGTTTTTGCCGGGACTTGCACAAACTTTGCGGACTTCTGGCGGCGGAGATTGTACACCGACAGTGTTAGCACCAGTAGCCGTATATTGCCATCAAGGAAACGGCATCGATAGAGCGGGAAAATGTTTAACTACATATAGTTTTGATAGCTTGTCCTCGAATAGTATGAAAAGCAAAAATCCGCATAGCGGTTGCCGTGCTGTTGAAATCGCTAAAACTTTAGATACAGGGTATCCTGACCCGTCGAAAAATCAAGGCGGTATTGCTATCGTAGAGAAAATTATTTTAGACGACCAAGGCGGTCAGCAAATCAGCGTCTGTACTGATGGTAAAAGCCCTACTTTAAGGGCCGAAGCGCACGGAAATGCGCCTTACGTTATTAATAAAAAAACTCTTGTTTACGATACAAGAGGCAACGGCGCCGGTGAAACTGTACCAACGATAACAGGTGACCACAATAACCGCATTACGGATTATACAGCTCTATGTTGTGAGGCAGTTGTTTACGATGGTGCAAATATAACAAGTCCGCTCAACAAAACAAATCCACAAGCAGGAGATCCTTGCCGCACTATTAGTACTGATAGCAGGAATTATATTGTCCACTGTCTGCAAGGAAATGGTATAGATCGAGCAGATACAGCAGGCTGTAACGGTAAAGGAGTGTGTGAGGATAAATGCTATACGCTAAATACGATAGACCGACACGCTGTATGTTTTCCGCAGCAAGCCTACAATAAATTTATACAAGAAGATATTGGAGCTACTCTTAAAGCAAGTGGCGGCACATATGGTGGCGGTAGTGAAAATCTTGTAGCCGAGCAATCTTTTAGTCCTATACGTTATATTGTACGAAGATTAACCCCTACAGAGTGTGCTAGACTTCAAGGCTTCCCAGATTGGTGGGGAGAAATTCCTAAAAAAGATAACCTCACAGATGACGAATATACCTTTTGGCTAAACGTCAGAAATACTTACGCAAAAATCAATAATAAAACCACTAAAGAATACTCCAAAGAACAAATGCTCTCATGGTACAACAAATTACATAGCGATAGTTCTGAATATAAAATGTGGGGCAACGGTATAGCGTTACCAAACGCGCTATACGTTATGCAGGGGATAGCGGAAGTGGTGGGAGTACATCACTCAAAGTAAAATAAAAGCGTTGGTAGCCCAGGTAAAGAAGGTGAAAAAAATGCGGGTGGCGGTCAAGGTAATTTGCATTTTCTGATGCTAGTCCTCTGCGAATTGTTTTTGCGCAGCTCCCTAGGAAGTTTTTTTATCCCAAGCAGCTACAAAAATAGTCAGATATACCTATGTGAACCATGCCTAAAAAAGCTTTCAGAAAAAATCGCTAAACAGCTACAGAATGAAGGTGATTGAGTGTTTAATGAAGAAAGAATGGTTGCAGACGGTACTATATTATTTGCCGTTTACGACGAGGACGACCCGGAGAAAAAGCCCATATTAAAGCTGGATAGTAAGAAGACAGCTAAGGTTATAACAGCGTTACTTAACGCCGATAGGGAACAGAAAAGCAAATTCTCGCTGGCGTGTATGGATGCTGCCAAGAGACTTGGTTGTTGTCCAGCCTGTGAAAGCTCTAACGTTGAATCAGTTATGCTTCTGTGTTATCCACCTATTATTGATTTAAGGTGTAAAAAATGCGGGTGGCGGTCAAGGTAATTTGCAAATTGCATTTTTTGCAAATTGCAATTTCTGTCGCTAGTCCTCTGCGAATTGTTTTTGCACAGCTCCCTACGATATAATAAATAAAAAGAATCGTAGGGGGCTTTAACATGGCTGAAACGTGGAATAATATAAGATATGTTCTAGACAGATTTTTTAAGGTCGATATATGGGCATATGCCGTAGTGATATGGACTTTGGGCAACGAGATTTTCGGGCCGAATTTTTGGGGCGTCGTTATATTAGCGCAGCTGATGATAGTCTTTGATACCATACTTAAATGGGTGTACTTGAGTAAAAAGTATATCCATGACACGTATCAGCCGAACGACCCGCTAGAAAACATCAGCCTGCGAAAAGCGATTTGTTATTTTTTCAAAAGCGAAACATGGCAGAAAGGCTACCTAGAAAGCCGGGGCTTTAGCCGCATACTTGAAAAAATGCTGCTTTACAATGCAACAATCATAGTAGCCTTTTATGCCGCCAAAGTCATACCGCCCATACATGAATTGGGTATAAATCTAGTCGCTTCCGACATTCTGCCGGGCAGCGTGTCGATGGTTATTTTTATGGTCGAAATGACCAGTATCAACGAGAATCTAGTTGAGCTGGGCTATAGTAGCATAGCTAACGCAGTCAAGCGTGTGCTTGACTACATGTTGGATAGAGAGTTTCCAAAAAGGGGGAATTGATATGCAGATAAGCCATGAAGATTGCAAGCTGGTAACGCTGACAGACATTGCAGCAGAAGCTAGAGCGTGTTCAGCGCATACCATAACTGGACACTGGACAGCTGGCAGATACAAACAGTATTTCAATGATTATCACCTACTGATAAATGATGACGGCGAAATATTAATGCCGAATGGCGTTACATTAGATAGCGTACTTGCGCATACCTACGGCCGCAACACCGGAAACATAGGGGTATCAATGTGCTGCTGTCTGGACGCTATCATTTACCGGGACGGCAGCGTCAATTTTGGCAGTGTGCCGCCAACGTTCGCACAGATTGACGCCATGGCAAAAATCGTTGCCGTTATTACCAAATGCGCGCCAAAAATGGCCCCATTCGGCGTGACTGCGAACACCTTCCGAACGCATAGCGAATGGGCCGAAATGGACGGATACGGCCTGTATAGCGGCGACGCTGATATGCGCTGGGACCTGATAAAGCTGGAAGACCTTGGGGCGGACGAATACACGAAGCCCGGCGGCGACGTTATCCGCGGCAAAGCTATCTGGCATACCTTCAATAACTCCGACGTCTATAACCTCTTGCAACCGTGATGAAGAAGAAGGGTGTGTATAACTTGTGGATAGTGTGGATAAAAAAGGCTTTAAGGACTATCTGTATTCTGCTTTGCCTTATCTGCTCACTGCCGCAGTCGGCTTCTGCGTCGGCGCCTACGTCACCGGATGGCGGACGGGTGATAACGATAACGCAGGAAGAATTGACGAGCTTACAGCAGATATTCAGCGAATTGAGCAGCAGCAATCAGCTATCGCAGAAACGTTACAGCGAGCTGTTGGCGCTATCGAACGAGCTGAACAGCATAGTGCAAGCATTGCAGAAGGAATCAGCGAGCTTAAAGACCGAGCTGGAAACATCCAAGCAGGAGCAGCAGAAGGCGTTGGAGCAGCAGAAAGAGACGGCAAGCTTATTGAACAAGGCCAACGAATCATTGCAGAAGTACAACGCCGAAATGAAGAAGCAGCAGCGGCGGCTAAAAGCTGAAAGAAATATTGCTATTGGCGTGGCCACGGCGGCCGTTATCATGGCGGCCTGTAAATAAAATCAAAAGGGAGAATGAAAAAACATGAAAGCATTATCTGTAGAGAACTACCAGACTACCCAAAAAGAAAGCCTGAAAGCTCAAAGCTTGGCTGAATGGTCCGTAAATGCCTGCATGAATTCGGCGGTAACTATCCTTACCAAACCCGACCGGATAACGGCAGAGGAATTAATCAAAGCGCGTGATATGCTGGACAAAGCTATCTTGGCAGCCGTAGAACGTGACGCACTGGCCAAAGTCAATTATAAAATCGCTACCATGATTGTAGATATGCCAGATGAACAGGCTCCGGAACAAGCAGCCGAAATGCCTGTTGTCCCGGAATGTGTAGAAGAAGCAGGAGAAGAACCCGTAAAAGAATGCGAATAATCTAAAGCCCCGGACTTCCGGGGCTTTTTTATGTAAAGGCGAAATAAAACTGTTGACAATATACAGAGGGGGGTGTACAATAAAAGCATAGAAAGGGTGTGAGCTATGGCAAGAAAAACAACCGTATATTTCTACGAAAGGGGCAAAAAGCGAGTTATGACTAACGTGTATAAGAAAGAGTTTTACGTTGGCGGCGAAAAGGTCAAAGTTGGCATTTTAAGCACCAATCCAGATGAAACATGGCTTATTAATGAGCTGGATAACATTTTGTGTGAAAAATGCCAGAATATCGACGGTCAACTGATATTGAATAATGAGTTCTTTTCTTTGGCGGTCCGCAAAGTCAGGGAGATTTTAAACTACCAGAACGAAAAAGCGGATAACGAAGAAAACCCTGTTTATTACAAATTTTACAGAGACGGGTACAATGGTGCGATATGGATGGTGTGACAACAGTTATAGTATCTGTGATGTTATCCGCACTGGCGGCACTCGTCACGTGCGTATTGCTGGCAAGATTTGATGTCAACGGTCGCATGGCCACCGCAAAAAACGGCGGCCAGCAATCTAAAGCCGTCGGGCAGAAGCGGGAACGCTATATATTATACATTCCCCGTAAAGGATACTTTTGTTTCATCGAAGAAGATAACCGCCCGACGTTCGCCCTGTCGCGCCGTGACGGCATGATAGAACATTTTGAAAACATGAAAGAAGCAATGCTGATTGTCAGCAGGCTTAAAGCGAAACGATATCAGATTTTAGACGTCAAGGGTAACGTGGTAAAGAGAGGTGGATAACATGGCGGCAGAACCTTTTGTTTTATGGGGCGTATCTATAACCGTAAGTATAGCCGCCGCTGTGCTTTACTATAAATTCAGGGGGTACTGAACATGCTTACGCTGCTTACAGAAAGGCATATCTGCATTTATAAACGTGACATAGATAATGCTTTGGGAAAGCACAAAAAATATATGGTAGGCGAGCTGGAGCTGATGAACGGCGCCATAAATGAGTTTGTAAACGCACGTTTTTTTATACAGACATTTCTTGACCTTGGCGAAATTATGGCGGTAGTTTACTATAGGCCTATCGAGCGTTTTAGCCCGTGGACGCCGTGGGACGTCACTGTGTGGGATAAGAATATGAAAATTGTTGCCGGGGTAAGCTGCCTTCCTGCCGCCGCAGAAGTAGAGCGGTTTTTAACAGACGCGATTAAAAAATATGGAAGAAGGGGAACGTATGGAGATAAGCGAAAAAGACATTGAGTATTTAAGCTACATGGAGCGGACGGACTTGTTTTATCGCGCCATGCCAAAAGATATAACGGACGAGACAACTCTTATCTATGGCCAGCTGGTACAGTTTGGCAAAAAACTGTATATTGTAAACTACGAAAACTGGAAAAAGCGGGGAGCGATACCCTTCGGCAGTCCGGCCGGGGCAATGGGTATATACTTCGGCGAGTACGCCATTGAAGTAGACCCGCTGACAGTCCAAAGATTTATAGGCGTCTATGCAAAGAACCTAAATTCTGCGCGCATTCCGCTGTTTGTCGGAGACTACATAACCCAAAACATCGAAGGGGAAACATGCTTGTTTCGCATTGAATTAGATTTATTTGAAGGCGTTTTCAAAGCGGCGGCAAAAGTGCGTCTGCCGCTCCCGCGCAAAGAAATCGAAGATGTACTAATCATCGGTAACTACTGGGACGACTATGATAAATGGGAGCGTAGATTGTGGACAGGGGCAAAATGATATATACTGAATTAAACGGCATTCGTGACGGCAAAACATGTGGCGTATTCTACAGATATCTACATCGGCGAATGTGGAACTGGCTCGCCGACACGCACGGACGGAAGTATAAAAAGGACTGGCCAGAATGGACGATTAATGGCGGCATAGTACCGATGGCTGAAAGTTACTGCTTTGCCTGTGCCGCCACGGATTCATGCAGTAATTGCCCGATTGATTGGAATTATAGGGATGTAGAAGCCATGCTTCCGGATATGCCATATTGCTATAAAAAACCTAAATTTAGTTTCAACACTTGTGGCTCATGGATTGCGGCTTATACATATACTGCCGGGACATATGACCTTAACCCCGGCTACAGCGAACGTATCGCCAGAGCTATAGCCGAAGCACCGATAAAAAACAGCTATCGCGGGCGCATACTCGAATACGATAGCGACTATATGGCCTTGAAAGGAACGTTATAAATTGCGGAATTGTTTAGACTGTTTTAGATTACATAGACACGAAGGAGTAGTTTTCTGCCCGTTTTTGGGCCTGTCAGAGTGCATTTTTGGTGCTCACTACATCCCGGCGGACTGCATAAAGCCAAAGCAGGCAGCCCCCCCGCCAACAATACAGACGTGCCCGGTTGTTGAGCAGGACAATGAAAGAAATTACAACGAGTTCAGGGAGCTTGAAAAAAATCCAGAGTATAAGCCATTTAAAATGCGTACTATATACCCTTGGCGGGAATTGCATGACGAAATATTTAATCTTATTCGGGCAGGCATGATTTATAAAGATGTTGCCGCCAAAGTGGGAGTACCGCCAGAGAACCTGAATGGCTACGTTTCCCGGTATAAAGTAAGAAGCTGATAGAAAAAGCACTGTGAGGATTTCTCACAGTGCTTTTGTTTCACGTGAAACATTGCCCGTCAGTCGAGCACGTTTTTATGTCGCTTGAACTTGTTGTACACGTCCCATATGATACTATCTTCGTCATTTTCGACGACTGAAAGAACGAGAACAGAAAACGGATTATCGTTTGTATAGCGCTTATGAATAGTAGTAGTGATGATTTGGCTATCGTTAACGAACGCTACGCCTTCTGCGCTATCTGTGATAGCCTTGTACAGGTTATCGTTGTCAGGTTTAACTATGGGGTAAGCTGCGCGCTGGTCGACCAGCTCCCGAAACTTTTTTGTTCTGGACGCAGGCACGGACAGGAAGCAATATAAATCAGCCCGAAGCGGCGTTTTCTCTTTGAAGAAACCTGCCTTGCTGCATTCTTCTTGTATGCGCAGGGTGCAATATTGGCGGTAGGCCTGCATTTTGTTACTGTAGCGGCCAATACGTCGGCCGCCGTTAGTCCAAAACTGCGCCGCCCTTTCCTGCGGCATGGCGTTGCCGCCGAGAACGATATAAACACAATCGGAATTTTTTAGTTGTTTCATTTGTGGGAACCTTCTTTTTTTAGTATTCTTCTTCCAGTTCTTTCAGCGCCTGCGGATTAAGCTGGATTTCTTTTTCTAGTAAGTGGTCAACGGTTACGTTAAAAACGCGGGCCAGCAGCATAATATAATAGACGTTGGTTTTTAAAAGTGACCTTTCCCCGCGTTCGTAGCGGTCAAGTGTCGTGGGACTGATACCGGTCAAGTCATTTAGTTCCGTGCGGCTATAGCCGTATAACTCCCGGTAAAAGGCTATAACGCTGCGGCACTTGGTCAGGCGTTTCGGCTCAATGGTGATATCATATTCCCGCAGCATTTCGGGGATATCGTCGACATTGTTGTCCGTGACAGTCAGTGTGCAGTTTTGGCGGTTGGTAATAGTCACCAGAACGTTATAGCTGTTGTTTGATACGTTCAGGCGGTTAGAATGGGGGATAAATGTAAGCTGCTCGTTGATACGGTTCATCAGGCGCGGTATGGGCATATAAAGAGTATCAACTAATGAGTGCGTAAATTCACTTGCTTCGGCAAAGTCCTTGCAGGTGTAGAGCTTGTATACCATACTTCCGTCAGGACGATTAGTAACGACGACGCTACATCTTGACCCAACATTCAGCAGGTAAGCCCTACAGGGCGGAAAATCCGCCTTTCTGACGCCTTTTATAACGTCGGCGCAGGTGTTATAGCCTATGCAAGCTGAAAAGTCTGACATGGCGGCTAATTGGTCCGCTATAGTCTGGCTATCGGATAGACCGAGCAGGTCGCGCAATTCTCCCGGCTCATATGTTTTACAGTTCATTTTTATCCCCCCCGGTGCTATCTTCTTCAAGGCCCTTGAACGGATTGAACGAAAAAGCTATCTGGCAGCGGTTTACCTGCGTATAATCGTCGAGAAACTTCATTTTCCAGCCGAGGTACAGGCGGACCCGGAACCAAGGGCAGTATTGCTTGCAGTAGTAGAAGGACCACGGGGCGAGAAAGCCGGGAACATAGCTAAACCATTGTTCGTTGTTAAGTTCCTTGATTTTCCGCAATACTTTGACCTTTGAAAAGTCTACCGCCCGGCCGGTGACATAGTAGCCAAAACCGTAGGCGTTGTTGCGCATAAGCCACAGCAGGCGGCAGAAATAACGCTGCACGCGTTCTTTTGTGGTGAAGTCGTTATACCAGAGCTGTACGAAGCCGGGACGCATATAGCCGTCGCCTTTCATTTCGTAATGATAAATATAGTGATTGTCGAAGTCATAGCGCAGGAACTTCGGGACGACTTCGAGCACCTGCCAGCGGATATCAAGGGGATTATCGTAGGTTTGCCACAGCTTGAATACTTTAGGCAGCTGCCCTTTTTCATCAGCAAAAATGACGACAAACCAGTTAGTTAAATAACATAGCACGGTAAAAATCAGGTCAAGGCACACATACAAAAGCCAACTCATTACAAACACCGCCTTCTAAAAGTTATATAACAATATTATACCATGTATATAGTTAGAATATTCATAATATCTACTCTTGTGTTATAATGTAACAAATAGACAGATGTTTCACGTGAAACAATAAAGTGGGGTGAAGATGTTGAGAAAGAAAAAGGAAGCGCAGCAGATAACGCCGGAAGCCATAGCGGCCGAGCTGGAAAAAGTAAACCTTGACGCTTCGACGCCGGAAGAAGAAAACAACTTCTGGGAAAAATATGAGGAGCAGCAAGAAAAGATAGAAAAGCAGCATAGGGGGCGCGTACGTGTCTCCCAAGAGGATACCAAAAAAGGCGGCTCACCTAAAGAGGATATAGCGACGGTAACCAAAATCAGACCGGGGTACGTGCGCGTAGCGTCCGACCAAGAAAAGAAATTCTGCCGTGAGTACATGAAGACCTTCAATGCGAAAAAAAGCGCGCTGGCGGCAGGCTACGGCGATACCTACGCGGCTAAACGGGCGTATATGATACTGCGGCGCCCGTGGGTACAGACGTATCTTAATGAGCTTCGCGAAAAAATCGAAACGGAAGAAATCGCCGATGCAAACGAGACCTTGTTAAATCTTACCAGACAAATGCGCGGCGAGCTTGTCGAGACTATCGAGACACTAAACTATGCCGCCAGAGGTCAAGGACCAGATAAAGAATACGTTTTAATAGGTAAGACCGTGCAGCGCCTTAGCTTGCACAGAGCAGGCACGGAAGGAATGGCCAGATATCATAAGCTGTTTAATGAAAAGGCTGTGAACGTCAATATCACGCCGCAGATAGTCGTTGATATTCCGGGGGCGCTTCCGGCGGCAGAGAGCGTACCTATCCAGCCGACCATGAGCGAGGAAGAAATGGAGCGCAGAGCTGCGGAACTGGCAGAGCAAATGGGAGTGACGGGAGAAGATGAATTATCAGAACCAGAACCAGACACCGGAGACAAGGCTTAAACAGATAAAGCTGACTGACTGTATAGGTCCTGCATTTTATGGCCTGTACCACGCAGTAATGCAGCACGCATATACATATTACTGGCTATGCGGCGGCCGTGGCAGTTTCAAGTCGTCGTTTACCGCCATAGTGGCAATACTGCTGCTCATAAATAATCCTGCGGCGCATGTAGCTGTTATCCGGAAAAGAGATAACACGCTTAGAAAAACGGTCTATGAACAAATGCTATGGGCTATAGAAAAGCTGGGACTTACTGAATTTTTCATCGCCAGACTGTCGCCGCTTGAAATCATCTATAAGCCCACTGGCCAGAAGATTAACTTTTTCGGACTTAGCGACAGCAACACCTTGAAGTCGATTAAGGTATCCAATGGCTACTATTCCGTACTGTGGTTTGAAGAACTGGCAGAATATGACGGCATAGAAGAAGTAGACAACGCCCGTTTATCGTTCATGCGTGGCGGAGATAAATTCTGGGTGTTCTATACCTACAACCCGCCGCAGTCGTTAAGTAGCTGGGTAAACGTCGAGACGCAGAAAAAGACCCCTGAAAAGATAGTACACAAGAGTAACTACCTGTATGGCCCGGCCGAATGGGTAGGGCCGATGATAGTAACGGAAGCAGAAACGCTGCGTAAGTTTTCACCCCGCAGGTGGCGGCATGTGTTTTTAGGCGACGTTACCGGGACTGGCGGCGAGGTATTTAATAACTTGGTCCTGCGTGAGATAACGGACGAAGAAATCAAGAGTTTTGGCAACATCAAACGCGGCCTTGATTTTGGTTTTGCTAATGACCCGCTGGCGTATATGACCGGCAACCTAGACGCAGCACGGCGAACGTTATACATATACAACGAATATTATCAGGTGCAGTGTCCGCTGTGGACGCTTGCAGACCACATAAGAGAAGAAAACCCGGGAAATGAGCTTATAATATCAGATGTAGAGCCCCGAAGCGTGCACACGCTTAGAAGCTATGGTATAAATGTGAGACCGGCCAAAAAGGGACCCGGAAGCCGTGAGGCTGGATACGACTATTTAAGCAAAGAGCTACTGCGAATAGTCATAGACCCTAACCGCTGCCCGAATGCTGCCCGTGAGTTTGCTAACTACGAACTAAAAAAAGACAAAAACGGGAACTTTATAGCGACGTATCCCGACGGCAACGACCACACTATAGACGCTGTAAACTACTTATGCCAGAACAAGGGCGCTTTGCGAATTTCATAATCAGGGGGTATTACAAAGTGAAAAAGAAGCAGTTTAAACCGCTTAATATCCGCAGTACGGAGCTTTTAAACAGAAGTAGGGTAATAAGTCCTATGTCTGTAAATGAGACGCACAGAAAGGCGCTGAACGTCATTAATAGCGGTAACAACAATAACATCTTTATTGAACCGCGACTGGAAGACGTACAGACCATGTTCGGTATCCCGGAGACTATGGGGAATCCGGACGCAAACGCACAAGCCGCCAACGATGAAGCTATTAGCGCCTGCCACAGCTTGATACTTCACACCATGCGGGTGTTGGGTGATAACGTCTATCCGCAGTTTCTTGGCTATGGCTATTTAACGGCGCTGACCCAGAACCCACTTATTCGGACAGGCGTAGAGATGATAGCTTCTGAAATGACCGAAAAAGGCTGGAAACTCACCACAGAAAAAGAAGAAAGCCGGGAGAAGATTAAATTTCTTGAATCGGAATTAAACCGCCTGAACGTCAAAGATATGTTTTATAAAGCTATCTGTAACAATGGCTATATGGGCGGCTGCCTTGTAGGAATGGACTACGAAGGGGAAAGACCAGAAGACTTAGTAAACGCGATACCGCTTACCGCCGATGGCCTTCTAGGTAAGAAAATCAAAGGCCTGCGCCTGCTGGAAGCCTTCAATATCTCGCCGGGGGAATATGATTCTACTAACCCAATGAGCCAGAATTACTACAATCCGCAGACATGGTTTGTCATGGGCGTACCTATTCACCGCAGCAGGGTATTATACTTTTCGCAAAACGAGCTGCCTACGCTGCTGAAACCTGCTTATAACTTTTTCGGTATTCCACTTGCGCAAACCGTCTTAGACGTAGTTTCTCACTTTACCGAGTGCCGGGAAGCAGAAGCACGTTTGCTTACTAAATTCAGTTTGACCATATTCAAAACAAACCTCAATGCACAAATTCTTTCCGGTGCTGATTGGGCGTCGATAGACCGCCGTTTAAATCATTTTGCCAAAAATCGTAACAATGACGGCGTGCTCCTTATCGACAAGGAAGAGGAAGAAGTAGACGTTAAAATCACAGCTTTATCAGGCGTGCGTGAAATCGTATCGCAGGCAATGGAGTTTGTAGCGGCTATGTTTCAGGAGCCAGCAACTAAACTGTGGGGTATCGCCCCGCAGGGCATGAACGCTACAGGGGAAAGCGACCTTGAAAACCATTACAAGCACATCAGCAGCCAGCAGGAAAGGCAGCTTAGAAAACCGCTTGAACGGTTGGTAAAGATACTGCAACTCATTGAATATGGCGAAATTGATGAAAGTATCAGCGTCGAATTTAACCCACTCTCTGAAAAGAGTGAGGAAACAATGGCTACACTTCGACGCACTCAAGCCGAAACTGATAACCTCTATATAGCTATGGGAGCATTGGCACCAGAGGAAGTACGCGAGGAGCTTAAAACGCGTAATAATAGCCCTTACAATCATTTTATGGCTAACTTTGATGTAGAAGACACAGAAGAACCAAGCGCAGACTATAGCGAGATAATGGAGCTGCTAAAACCCGAAACGCCGCCAGAGAAGAGCAGTCAGGGGTGAGTAAATGGCCAGACGCAGAAGGACCAGACGAGGGCAGACCTTCCTGCCGCCACACGTCTTTAATGCAGGCATACAGCAAAGCTATGCCCGCGAGATACGCCGCATTATCCGCCCCATGATGAAAACAGCTATCCCCTATGTCTTGAAGAACTACAAGAAATTTCTCAAGGGCGACCAGCTGGCGTATGATATCACCATTGAGGGGCAAGAGGTAAACCTTGACGAGCTTCTGGCGGTACTGCGGCGGAAATTCCACCAGTACATTATGGACTTCAATCGGGAGCGGGCAGAACGGGCGGCTGTACGCTTTATCAACAAGATTGATAAAACCAACAGGGCGGCTTTAATGGCGGAACTAAAAAGGGTAGGCGTGGCGATTAAATTCACGGTAACACCAGCTTATGAACGCATACTAGAAGAAGCTGCCGAACGGAATGTAAACCTTATTAGGACTATTGCCCCGTCATTTTTCGATAAAATCATCAAAAGCGTGTATGAAAGCGCCAAACGTGGCCGGGATATGGCAAGCCTTTATCAAACGCTGCTAGACATTGAAGGTGTTACAGAGCGTAAGGCGCAGCTGATTGCAATGGACCAGACGAACAAGGCCACGCAGGAGCTAGAACTTGCCCAATCCCGGGAGCTGGGTATAAAAACTGGCACATGGGTACATATTCCGGGCGAGAAAACGAGCCGTAAATCACATGAGGAGATGGACGGCAAAGAATTCGACTTGGACGAGGGATTGTTTGACTATGAGGTAGGCAAAAAAGTGAAACCGGGCGAGCTTCCCTACTGCCGCTGCACTTACAGACCAAACATCAGCGAACTGCTCGAAACCTAGTAAATACGTACTACAGGACTTTGAATATACACTTTTCTGCTATAATAAGGGAGAAAAGTATTGAATTTACACGTACTGTAGCAGAAAGCAAATGTAGATTTGAGGTAGACCCACCCCCCGGGGATAGGATTTACACCGTTTAAACTGTGTGCATAATTTGCGGATAAAATGCCGTGAAAAGCCGTACAAATACCTCAAAATTATTCATGCAAGTTAAGAGGTGATAAAGTGGAAAAAGATAACAATTTGACCTTCGACGCTGCCCCGTCAGCCCGAAGGATAGATGATAACGGATATCTGCACGTATCAGCCTGCCCGATATCCAAAGCCTGTATCAATCCTTATTATGGCCGGGAGATACCCGGAGCCGCCGAACTGGGACTTAACCCCACGGGGATATACTACGGATACCGTGACCCGGACGAGCTAGCCAAAGCGGCCGAGACTTTCAACGGCCTGCCGCTGCTGCTTGAACACCACTTTGACAGCGCAGACGAGCCGCAGAAAGAGCACCGTGTAGGAGCTACCGGGACAGACACCACGTTTGACGCTCCGTATTTGCGAAACACAATATCAGTGCAGGACGCTGACGCGATTGGAAAAATCGAGCGTGGAGAGTTCAAGGAGCTTTCATGCAGCTACCGTTACACGCCTGACTTCACACCGGGCGAGGTTGACGGCGTAGCGTATGACTTTATAATGAGAGATCTCAAGGGTAACCACGTTGCCCTTGTGCCACGTGGCCGAGCTGGTTCCGACGTGGCTGTTGCCGATAGTATGCCCGCTGGGCTAGCTATAAACAATACCCCGAAAGGAGAGTTAAAAGAAATGGCAAAATTTAGAATTACCGAGCCAGTGCAGCGCTTTAAACAACGCCGCGCAAAAGCTTTGCACTCTGTTCTTGCAGCTGACGCTGATTTAGGAATTGAAAAGAGTGAGACCGAATTGGGCAACTTACTCAAAGCAATTCAAGTGGTCGAAGCGCAAGTAGAGGGCGGATATTCTCCCCGCGATGTTGGTGTTGATATCGACGAAAACGCAACCGTTGACGAAATCACTGACAAGCTTTTCCCCGGCTTGGAAGCTGCCGCTAAAGACAAAATCCGTGCTTTCCTGCTTAGCTTGAAAGGCACCAAAGCAGAGGACGAAGCCGCCGAAGCTGTAACCAAACCAGCCGCCAAAGACGATGAAGGCAAAATGACCTTTGCAGAAGGCGTCAAATATGGTGAAGAACTGGAAAAGAAACCCGGCGAACGCGAAAAGCTGGATAAAGAACATGAAAGCGAAGGCATGAAAAAAGCCTTAGGAGAAGACGACGAACTTTCTGAAAAAATGAAAGACCCTGCTTTCAAAGCAGCGTTTGAAATGGGCGTTAAATACGGCGAGAAACGCGAAAAAGCTGACCCGAAACGTATCGACCGCGACCACGAACGCGAGGGCGAAGAAAAATACTTGGCCGAAGACGCACTGCCTAGCATTTTGGCGGCAGAACGTAAAAAAATTGAAGCAAGTTTCCGCGAACGCAATGCTGCCGCTGAAACCTGTCAAGCATTCTTAGGCCGCAAAGTCGACCCGCTGGCTTATGACAGCGCAGATGATATCTACGCCGCTGCACTCAAAGCAGAAGGCTTCAATGTTTCCGAGTATTCGCCTACCGCCTATAAAGGAATGGTTGACGCACTGCGCAGAAGCAAACAAACTGAAAAATGGGGCGCTGGCCGCGTTGCTATGGATTCCGCAGTCTCCGTACCGGACTATTTGCAAGGCTTAAATAAAATCAGCGTTCGATAAGAAAGGAGCGTAAAAAAATGGCGTTTCAGAAAACTGTAAACACTTACCCCGGAATTGGTATTCCGGGCGCATATGCAGCAATTAACCCTATCGTATCTACCGCCAAAGGCTATGTTGCTAGCGCTGCATGCAACATCGGCGGCTTCGTATGGGCTGACGCAGATAAAGAAGGCTGCGTTAAACCTACCGGCACTGGCCGCCCTCTGGGCTTTGCAGTGCGCGAAATTACCAACCCGCTTGGAATTGACGTAGAAGCATCTAACGTTGTTCCGGTTGGCTATCCTGTATCTGTAGAGGTAAAAGGCGACTTCTTTGCCGTTACCCTTACCGAAGCAACTGTCGGCCAGAAAGTTTTTGCCGTACTGGCAGACGGTACTATCAAAACCGGAGCTGCACAAGCAACCGTTGATGATGCCGTAGAAACTGACTTTGAAGTAATTCAAGCCGGTTCTAAAAACGACGTAATCATCATCTCAAACTGGCGTGGGGCTGTTGTTCCTGCTACCGCCGGGGCCTAATGGCCTGTAAGTACAAAAAAGAAAGGGGAACAGTAAAATGCCAATGAACATTGACCAACAAGTAGCACTTATGCGCGAAAAAGGTTTCGTTTTTGACGACCACTATAAAATTCGTGGCATTATGGCTAACGACGCCGACATTGAGCGTTTGGCTTATGACGCCGCAATGGTAACCAAACCGAACAGCGGTGTACCTGTAGAATTTACATCTTATCTTGACCCGCGTGTTATTGAGATTCTGACCGGGCCTCGCAACTCCCGCGAGATTTTCGCAGAGGTTAAAAAAGGCGACTGGACTACATCCTATGCACGTTTTGAAGTCGACGAAATCACCGGAGCTGTAGAAGCTTACACCGACTACGGCAATGCTGGAATGGCTGACGTCAATCCGACTTATCCGGTCCGTCAACAATACGTATTTCAAACCAACATCCGCTATGGCGACCGTGAACTAGACTATGCAGCTAAAGCACGTTTGCAATTAGCAGCACGTAAACAACGCGCCGCAGCTACCACTATCGACATTGCCCAAAACAAATACAATTTGCTGGGCGTAGAGAACATGGAAATCTACGGCCTGCTGAACGAGCCTAACCGTCTGGCTGCTATCACTCCGGGAACTGGTGAAGGCGGCAACACTTGGAAGCTCAAAACTACTAAAGAAATTTACGCCGACTATCTGTTGTTGTTCCAGAACTTGGCTAAAAATTCTTTGGGCCATATCCGCAACGACAGCGATTTGATTCTGGTAACCTCTCCTTCTGCTGCTGTTGAGCTGGGTAAAGCAACTGACTTCAATGTATCCGTTATGGACATGATTAAACGCTATACCCCGAACATCAAATTTGCTCAACTGCCGGAACTGGAAAACTCCTCTAGCAGCACTGTACTTCTCATTTGCCGTAGCATTAACGGCGAGCCTACAGGTGAATTCGGTTTCTCCGAAAAAATGCGCGCAATGCGCTTAGTGCCTGAAACTTCTAGCTTCAAACAGAAATTTGTCGGCACTTCCTACGGCTGCATTTTATACAGACCGTTTGCCGTTGCTACAATGACTGGTGTATAATCTAGGGTAAAGGGAGATAAGAAAAATGGCGAGACTGACGAAGAAAAAAACCGAAGCTGCTAAAGCAGCAGAGGTAGCTACCGAAACACAAGAAACCTTAGCAGCAGAAGCGGCGGCAGAGGTCGCCGCCGAAGCTGTGCAAGCCACGGAAGAAGCAGCAGAGCCTACACCGTATGAAGCGGCGCTTAAAGAAGCCGAAAAGCAGGCGGAAGAAGCAGCCAAAGCGGCGGAAGAAAAGAAGGTCAAAGCGCAGGCTATCAATAGCGCTAACCGCGCTGTAATTGATACCTCTGATACTGTGACCTTATGTCTTAACTATCCGCAGGACTTAGAACTTGCTATCCCGACTTCTAAAGGCACTATTGAACGCATTATCCTTCGCGGGAACAATACCCACTTACGGGGCAAGGAAAAGGGCATTAACCCTGTCGGCGCCTACGGCGTAACTCCTAACGTCCCCCGTGCAGCTTGGGAATGGTTCTGCAAAAACTATCCGGAATTTTGGCTAATCAAAGAACATTTGCTGTTCTGCGCTACTAAAGACGACAAGTATAGCGTCGAAGCAGAAACAGACGAGCGCAAAGCGCTTAGAAATGGCTTTGAGCCTGCCGCCAAAATGGCAGGGCCAGAAGGCAGAGAAGGTTCAGTTACCCCGGTAGAATAGGGGGGACTAACTATGTCTAGAGAAGACAACATTGTTGAGTTCGACCTCGAAGACTTTAAAGCAAAGTATCCGTTCATCACTTTGCCGGACGCGCAAATTGAAAACAATTTCGATACCGCCACTTATTTAATCAACAATGGTCCCGCCTCAGCAGTCCAAGACTACGACGAGCGGGCAAAGCTCCTTGAACTGATGACCTGTCATTTATCCGAATTGCAAATGCGCGGCCCGCTGGCAGTAGGCAACGTGGCAAGTGCGACGGAAGGCAAAGTTTCCGTTTCGTATGCCGTGCTGGCGAAACCAAACTGGTACACGCAGACGCAATGCGGCTTCCTTCTTTGGCAGCTTATGCAAAAATATATCAGCGGGGGCCGTTGGTACAATGGGCTTTCATGTTGAGCTAAAGGCGGGCGGCGGTAGCGGGGAATTGCTGGGCAACTTTAAAAGAGTTGTCGGCCAATTGGCAAAGCAAAACCCGCAGCTAGAAATAGGCTTTCCAGAGGGGTCAACGTACCCGGACGGGAAAAGTGTAGCGTACATCGCTTACATTCAAAATGTGGGTCTTGGCGGCGTTCCAGAACGGCCTTTTATGCAAAAGACCGTCGAGGAAAAAAGTAAGGACTGGCTGGGCTTCCTTGAAAGAATTTTCAAGGGGCACATTATCGAGCAGGACATATTTGTTCGAGCCTTGCGGGCACTTGGACCGTCAGCGCGTACCGATTTGCAGATGACTATTCGCAACTGGCCGCCGGGAGAGCCCCGGCTTAACAAGCCTGCTACGATAGCGGCTAAACGCCGGAAGATGAAAAACGGGAAGTCTTTAGGGGTAAGTAACCCGGAACGGGCACTTATTGACACATCAACAATGATTAATGCTGTTAGCTGGCAGATTGCCAACGAAAAATAAAAAGGAGAATAGCAGATGTTAGGGATGAATTTACATGCTATAGTGAGAGGTTCAATAACGTCGGTACACCCGGACGAGACAGTTACTCTTTATCAGTCTGACGGGCAGGCTGTGGCGTATGGGAGAGTGACGCCGTACTATAAAGAGCCAATCACGATTGCAGCGCAGATTCAGCCGAACGCTGAAAACTCCCTTGACCATAGCGAAAACGTGCCCGATATGCCGCATACAGAGCAGATGTTTGTTGACAGTAGTCAACCGTTGCCCGTAGACGGTATATCGCGGGTGCCGCTATGTAGGACAGGTGATATCATCCAGCGCGAAGATGGGACCTACTGGCACATCTCCAAAGTGCTTGAAGACTGGTCAGCACATGCAGGGTGGGCGAATTTTGAAATCACCCAACTTGTGACGCCGCCGGTACTACAAACACGGCCAGCGCCGGAGCCAGAGCCTGACCCGGAAGAACCCGACGAAGGCGAGGGAAACTAAATGCCTGTATCTGATGTAGAAAAAAAAATAAACGTCGCAGTTACCGAGTTTCTGTTGAAGTACATGCGGCCGACGCTTGACCCGCAGCGCGTGTTTGAGGGCAACCAGAACAACATGGCGCTACCCGGCGATGAACGGGAGCACACATTGTTTTACTTGAGCCAGACGCGCCGTATAGGGACAAACACAGGTGAAAGCCAAGTTACCCCGGAAGGTAACGTTATCACGGCCACATTACGGGAATACGTTGTAACTGTTGATTTTTGCGACACCGATATCGACCGTTCACGGAGCAGGGCCGAAGGACTAGAAACCTTGAGCCGTAGCGCCTATGCGGCCGATTTTTTTCATAATAACTATGACATTGGCCTGCTGTACGCTGAAAACATGGTGTATCTGCCTTACGTAGACGACACTAATCAGTTTATCAACCGCTTTCAAGTCAAACTACACCTGTCTATGTGGTCAACATATTCTATCGAGGTTGAATACTTCGAGCGGGCAAGCGTGACAAGACTGGAAAATGTTGACGTACATCACCCGCCAACAAACTAATTAAAGGGGGTATCTAAAAAATGGCTATTCCTGCAAGTAGACTTGTAAACATCACGCCAAGAGTTATTTCATCTGGTTCCACAGAGTTAGAACTTGCTGGCGTTCTGCTTACTAAAAACGCTATCATGCCATATCCGCTGCTTATGGGCTTTACTGGCCAGCAGGCAGTAGGCGAATACTTCGGCTATGACAGCGACGAGTATCGCCTTGCGGTTATTTACTTCTTAGGCTTCACGAACAGCAGCAAGAAACCTAACACGCTTTATTTCTTCCGCCGTGCGGATAAAGCTATCGCAGGCGCCTTAATAGGCAGCCAAGCACTGGGAGTAACCGACCTGCAAAAAATCACAAAGGGCGGATTTACTATCTCTGTGGACGGTAAGCCGAAAACCGTAACCGGGCTGGACTTTTCCAGTGCTAAAACTCAAAGCGATATCGCAGGTTTGATTCAGGCAAAGGTAACCGGCACAACGGTAACTTTCAACACCAACCAGAAAAACTATCGCATCGTCTCTAACACTACGGGGAACGATTCCAGCGTGACCTATGCGACCGATGGAAGCAACGTAGAAGCTTTGGGAACAGACGTAGCCACTGCTTTAGGCCTTACTGCCGCTGCTGGTGCTGTGGTAAGTCAAGGTACTGCGGCAATGACACCTACCCAAACTATGAATGCTGCGATTAAACAGTCTGAAAACTGGGTAAGCTTCACCACTGTATACCAAGCAAGCACAGCAGAAGCCTTAGAACTGGCAGCGTGGAGCAACAGCAATTTGAACAAGTTCCTTTACTGTGCATATAGCATGGACGCTGGGCAAGTAGCTGGCGGTGATTCTTCCTTGCCCGGCCAGCTGGCGTTCAACGACTATGAGGGAACTATTAATACCTACGATAACGGCGAGGTATCTGTGTTCGTTATGAGCTGCGCGGCTTCTATCGACTGGAACCGTGAACAGGGTGCTATCTCTTGGGCGTTCAAGACACAGAGCGGACTTGCTCCGACCTGCACCGATGACCAGACACAGGCAAGCCTGCTGGACAACAAAGTCAACTTCTACGGCCGCTATGCGTCCAGAAGCGAGCAGTTCAACATCTTCTACGATGGCGCTATGAGTGGCGGCAGCTATGGCTTCGTTGATGTTTACATCAATATGATTTGGCTGCAAAACGTTATGCAGACTGCCTGCCTGAACGGTATGCAGCAAACTCAACGCCTGCCGTATGTAGACCGTGGCTATACCATGATTAAAGCATGGCTGACAGACCCGATTAACAGGGCGCTCACAAATGGCGTTATCGACCCCGGTGTTAAACTGTCCGAAGCGCAAAAAGCGCAGCTGTACCAAGAAGCTGGCGAGGACATCAGCACCGAGCTGTATACTAATGGTTTTGTCATTAGGGTAACTGACCCGGCGCCGGAAGTAAGGGCAACCAGAGGAACGCCAAACATTTCTGTATGGTACACCTACGGCGGCAGCGTCAATAAAATTGAATTCCCGCTTACAGCGGTAGTATAAAGGGGGAAACTAGACTATGAGCAGCAACATCACATCTGCTAACGCTACGGCGGTTATGATTATTAATGACCTTTTCCCCGTCGGCTTTGCTGTTGAGGGATTCGCCACCGACCAAGCAATCAACCAAGACGAGGAAACTCTGGCCGTTACCAGAATGGGCGTCGATGGCAAGTTGAGCGCTGGTTACACTCCGTCTAAAAAGACGGTGCATATCACTATCGAACCGTCTAGCCCGTCACTGCCATATTTTCAAGCGCTGATTGCGGCGTCTGAAAATCAAATGACACCCTTCGAGGTCAGTTTGATTATCAACATCAAGTCTATGCCCAAGACATACACTTATGTCAACGGCTATCTGACCACGGCAAAGAGACTGCCGGACTTAAAACAGGTATTAGACCCTGTGACTTTCGCGTTCGACTTTGAAAAATGTATCTAATGGAGCTATAAGGGAGAAGAAAAATGAGAAAAACAATTACTGTTATGGTGAGAGATGAAAGACAAGGGCGCGACCTTCAATTTGAGATTACGCAATTTTCCGCCAAGAAGCAAGAGCGCTGGCTTATGCGGGCATTATCCCTCTTGCTTCACGGCGGCTTTGCTACTTCTATCAACGTCCCCGACGGGAAACCTATCACCGAATTAAAACTAGAAGACTTAGACTTTGGCAGTATAATTACATCACTTGGAAAGCTTGACGTAGACGACGCGGAAAAAGTGCTTGACGATTTGCTCGCCTGCTGCTCCTATGTGCCGACAAGCGGCGTCAAAACACCCTGCACACCCGAACTGGTAGACGGATTTATTGAAGACTTCCGGGTACTGTGGAAGCTGCGCGTTGAAGCGTTTAAATTAAATTTTGATTTTTTTCTAGCCGCCGGCCAGTCTCCGACGAATACGACGGGCAAGCCGGCAGATATAGTTTTCTCAAAAAATACGTAAACGTATCTAACATGACCGCGCTGGTGATATCACAGCGCTTTGCGACCCTCAAAGAGCTTGAAACCTACTACAGCTATGAGGACCTGCTGGACATGTGCGAGATAATCTATATCAACAACATTAACGAGAACCTGATGTACAAGGACATGGAGAAAAAAGCCAAGTCCAAGAATTGAAGTAAAGGCGGTATACTATGGCTAATATAATTGATTCGCTGCTGATAGCCGTCAAAATGGATAATACTGACCTAGATAAAGGACTAAAGCAGGCCGAGGGCAAAGTCAGCAGCTTTGCCGACCGGATAAAGTTAGGCGCGATTGCAAAACTGGGAGCCTTTGCTTCCGTTGGTTTTGTAATGTCGCAGGTTAAAAACCTGACGGCCGTTGCGGATGAACTTGGCAAGATAGCTGACCGCATAGGCGCAGACGTGCCGAAGCTGCAATCATGGGCCACGGCGTCTAAACTTGCTGGCGGCAGCGTTGAGGCGTTCTATGGCACGGCCGA